TGGTCATTCACTCCTTACGACGTTCCCCTGGTGATCTGGATTTCATACACGGAAGGCGTGACATTGGTGCCTGTAACAAGCACGAATACGGTGAGAATTGAACCGGTGGGGTACTGTGCAAGGGAATACGGGATCGCGGTACTTGCCACACCGGATGCTGTCTGGTTTCCGGCCACGTAGATCGTACCGCTCAATGCTGTCGGTGTGATGGTAATTGACGTGCTGGCTTGTTTCGACGTGCAGGTATACTGGTAGGTCGTACCGGATAACGCCGGAGAGAGTGCGAATATATTTGGAACCTGATCTTCCACGACCATAAACGGGGTAGTCAGGGTTGGCCCAGCCGTAGTTATTGGCGTGATGCCTCCGGTCGGCGTGACGGTGAAGTCACGGGTGGCCGGATTGGTTTTCAACGGGGTTTTCTTCTTTATGCCGCTGACGAACCCGGGCACCTGGTACGAGAGAGACGCAAATGCCGGCGGGAAAATGACCTGCCATATGCCGGTTGTCCTTGCGGCGGCCATTGCCTCAAGGGCGGCCTGCGTTACATCGTTCACGAAGTTCACCGTATAGGTCATGTCACCGTACGAGAGCTGGCCGGGGATGGTGATCTTACACGGGCTGTCATGGCTCGTTGCATCTACTTTTTCAACGGCAAGCGGGGGTTCGGTGACATCGGTCATCTCGGCAAGAACATAGCCGTTGAATGCGAGAAACATCCCGGTTGCCATCTTGGCTTGTGAAGTCATGGTAATCAATAGCTCCGAATTTTACTGCATGTGAAATTGACAACGTACTCGCTGCGGTCGGCCTCGTCTTTCCCCATCGGGGTAGCACATTGTAACGCCGTGACCTCCAGGTAAAACGTGCCTGAGAGATACGTGTTGAACATGCCGTCAAGTGCCTGGTAAATCTGTTCAATAATCTGCCGTGCAGTGCCGTTGCTCGTATTACGTACCCAAACCTGCACGCTGGGGTTATCAATCGCCTCACCTGCATGGTTCCGGTCTGGTGCCTGACCGGCATACCCGAAAACCGCGATCAGGTCATCGGGACTTTCCGGCCTGGTATTGACAAATATAGTGGTGCCGAGTGTACCGAAGCCGAGGGCTTGAATTTGGGTGGCAATATCGGTTTCTGCATTTGAAGGGGCAACGGTCGTCACTGGATACCCCCTACCGCGTCAACGATATGCTGCGGGATTAAAGGGGCCATTGCGTTGGACGGGTCCTCAAGATACTTGGCTTTTGTTCCGGGCTTGGGGTGATGCAGGGTTAAATCCTCATGCTGCTTGGCTGCATACGGCGTGTAATAGCCGATAGTAAAACCGTCCGGGTTGTCCGGGTCAGGCTGCACCCTGCCGGATTGCATCAGGTGAGTGGTCTCCCAGGGCACCTGCTGGTTTGCGGCGTTTAGAATGTCCTCGCACTCAAGTTTTAGTTGAGCTACGACCTGCTGGCGTTTGGTTTCCGTAAATACGGCTAACTGCTCCAAGACTTCGGCAGATCCCTCAAGTTCAGCAATTCCGGGCATCAGGTATACACCGCGATATAGACGGGAGTACCGTCGCCGTTTGGTTGATCATCCAAGCGCATTATCCGGGGCTGTGAACCATCAGGCATAGTGAGTCTGTCATTGTAGCCCACCGGGGTTGAAGGGTCAAGGTACGTGGTGCCTGTGCTGATGACTTCCTGCCCTTCCTTATTGGTGATTTTCTTAATCCCCACTTCAGTACGACAGGCGAGCATAACGGGAATTCCGTATGTCTTATCGCCGTTCTGGTTGTAGGCAACAAAAGGTTCCTGGATAATCTGCTGGTTAAGCCAGCCATTAAGGTAGCCAAGCATCAGTGAAACACCCGGTTAAGCAGCCAATACCCGCATGTCGTGATGAGGACAGAAAGCGCCGCACCAACGCCCAGAATCGAAGCCTGAATTCCCTCCAGTTTACGGATACGGTTTTCGTGGTCGTTTTTGCATTTCAGGAGGTCTTTAACGTCCTTACGTATGTCAAGGAGCAGTTCCCTTTCTGTCTGCGGCTCGTCAAAGGCTGCCATAATCACACCGTATAAACCCGTTTCGTGTGGATATTCACACGGACGATCTGGCTTTCAACAAACTGCCGCAAAAGTTCCCATGCGTCTGCACGCAGCATCGTGGAAGCCTTGTCCGGGTCAAACTGACCTTTGAAGTTTCCCACCGTTAGGGAAGTGGGGTGTGAGCCGTCCAGCCAGCCCCGTTCTGCACAACCTGCGGCTGCAAGTTTCAGACATGCTGCTGATATGGTTGCACCGTCGTTTGTGGCGGCATAATCATAGGGCGTAAGGTAGGCGTCAATCTCCCGGCTGGCCTGAGTGATGATTACGTTCATGTCATTGGCAGAAATCCGGTTGGTAGATATTCCTGTCAGACTTTGAAGATCGGATAAATTACAGTAGGGACCACTCATCCGCCCACCTCATTTGTGTCCCTGTGATCGATAAGTACCGGGGCAGTTAAGGGGTCAACCGGCTGGTTTTCGAGGATTAGGTTAGCATCCAACTGCCGTCCCAAACCGTCATAAACGCCAGTCCCATAGACCTCATAATACGCCTGCTGTCCCGGCGTGAAGTTGTCCTTATTGTCAACGCAGAGCTTCCGCTGCTCCTCCCATGTTTTTGTCAGGTATTTGCCTGAGTTCATCGAGCACAGCATGGGGGTTCTAGCCTCCTGCTCAGTAGATGAACCGCACGGCGGCTGCGTTCAGGAAGGTTTCAGCGTCGAAACGGGCGGTTGCCTTGAGGCCTACCAGATCACGGATCGGATCGGCGTACTGCTCAACCTGAATATCCTCCCTCATGCCGATACCGGCAGCGGAGTTCCGGTCAAGGATGATACCGCCAACATTGCCCGTGGTTCCCCATCCCCAGTTATACGTCCCGCCGGTATACTGCACACCGAGGATGCTGACGTTACAACCAAGCAGGCTGCCGATCTGTCCGGTCTGGACGATCTTGTCTGCCGTGCTGGTGAACACGGACGTAAAGGCACCAAGCACTGCACCATAGCAGGCCGGGTTGAAGATAATGTCCGTAGGGTGGAAGCCCTGGTTTGCCACTGCACCGATACCCTGGCCGAGTATAGGAAGCGGCGTAGTGGCTGCGTTGGTGGTTGAACTGCCAGAATTAAGCAGGATCGCGTTAAGTGCGGCCTGGTTAAGGGCGTTCTCAATTCTCCACCCTGCTTTCCTGATTTCAGCCGCAATGACGCCGAATTTGGCATCTGCCACCATTTCATTGGTGATGAGCGGCCGGACACCGTATTTCTTGGCGGTGAAGGTCGCCACCGAATAGGTCTGGTCCTGGATCGGAATCTCGGAACCTTCAGAAACTACCGGGGCGTAGGTGCCGGTTTCACCATACGGGACTTTGAGGATTTCCGCGCCCATTTCGAAGATAGGCAGGACGTTCCGCATACAGCGGTACGGTTCTGCACCTTCAATGATGGTGCCGTAAACTTCGGTAGGGATCAGCACATTGGCGAGGTTGTTAAGCCCTTCTGATACCAGCAGTTCCCTTGCGTTCTGTACCTTGCCGTCCTGGTTGACGTATGCGAGTTCACGGGGGATCACTTTTTCTGCACGCTGTTTGATCTCGCTCTGTCCCATAGTTGACATTTTGAGATATTCGGCGAGGCGTCGGGTGTGGGTGTAGGATTCGTTAACCATTTGTCATGCCTCCATCAGGTGGATTTTGCACTGGGGTTGACCAGCACATACCCCGTTCCATTTGCGGGGATTCCCGACAATGCGATACCGAGCATGTAAGCACCAGCAGCGGCGACGGCAGTCTGCACACATCCTGAAACGGTGCTGTCCTGCACCTGGGTGCCTTGAGGGATCGCGGCTCCGTTGGCCTCACATACTTTGAGGATACTGCCGACAATAGCGACGGAAACTTTTGCCCCGACGGTTGGCTGCGAATACAGGGCGACACCGACAGGCTGCGTGGTGGTTCCCTTGACCGTCGGAATGACCGTCCAGTCTGCCACGCCGTTAAGTGCCACGGACTGCCCGGCGAGGATCGGCGCACCTGCAATAAAGTCCTGCGAGTTGAGGGATCGCGGCTTGGGATCGAAGGCCGCGGGTGTGGTTGCTGCCATTTAGTTCAAGCCCCCCGGATAACGCGGGAATTTTTGTCGAATACGACGGACGTTTCTACTTTTCCGGCGTCAAGTTCCCGGTTGTCATTCCCCGTTTTCCTGTCCGGCTTGGATGCAAGCTCCTTGACCTGCGCCTCAAGTGCAGTATTCTTCGCTGAAAGTTCCTTGATAAGTGCGGGGAGTTCTGCGAGTTCTTTGGGAATATCTGCCTTGATTTCGGCGGGTTTCTGTGCCTTGATCGCTTCAAGTTCTTTTGAGAGGGAAGTGATCTTATCTTCAAGCTCTTTGGTGTCCATGGTGTCCTGCTCCTTCGGGGGAGGGGTAATTTTTTCATCTGGCGCCGCCTGCTCATTCAGCCTGCATAATTTGCAGGCACCTTTGTTCACAAAGGCAAAGCCGGTAAAGGCGAGGGTGGAGGCTTCCATCTGGCGTGTCGTGGCGTTATACCGTTCATCCCCGCCGTGCTCTACACTGACAAAATTGATCAGACCGTGGCGCACCATTTCCTGCATATCACGCTGGTTTTGCGTCCACGGCCATATCCGAACATCAGAAAGGATGCCTTGATGGGGCTGGCCGTCTTTTCCGATAAACTGCCCAAAATGAGGATTGACCGCCTCGCCCACTTTATCGGTCGAGGGGCGGGGTTGTCCTCCGGTATGGCGGTTCCAGCCGGAATTGTCAAGCCAGTTCCCGGCGTATTCTTCCAGAGTTTTAGGGATGTAGTTAAGCGGCGTTCCCACTGCACTGTCAGTCCAGACGCCTGCAGCAAGCATCGGTACATCTTTGATCAGAAGGCTGCCGTCTGCTTCCGTGATCATCTGCCCTTTCGTGAAGGGCATAGCAAGGTTCCTGATATGTTGAAGGGAGCCGTCACTGCCCTTACCTGCGGTGTCGGTATTGTGCGAAGTATCAGGATTGGAAGAAGTGTTACCCGGATTGGGCATACTAATCCGTATGCTAGATGGAGTATATTTACATGGGGAGAAATACGAGGGTGAGATGGAAAAATTAAAACATAATAATTAAAATCTAATAAATACAATTTGAGGACATGAGAAAATCATTTTTTTTCCTGATCTTGGTATGTATTGTCATGATTTTGATTGCCGGGTGTACCAGCACGTCCAGTAATGCAGTTGTATCGACAACTCCGGCAACAACACCGGTCCAGCAGCCCGCAACAACAATAACAACCGCGCCGATGACTGTCACACCTGCTGCGGTTGTAAGTTCACCTCCGAAAAACACCACCACAATTGCAACAACTGCAGCCCCGACTACCGATCCGATACTACACCGGTGGATCCGCCAATACGTAGATCCATCCACTGGGAATATGTTCGGATATGAGTTTAAATTCTACCCGGATGGGACTGCGGATTATCGTACGGGATATACGACAGAAATCTCGGGCAACATCGCCATAAAAACATTGACGAGCGAGGCATCGGGCACTTGGTCACCTCAGGCGAACATGACATACATGGTAAAGATATTGCCGGTAGGTACGGCGGGCGGTGCGCCAGTTATCCGGATATATACGCTCGTGCCGGCACATGAGAATTCGGAGTACCCCGGTGTTGTAATCCCGTCACACATCGAAAGCTCTTATGAGCTCAATGAACTCACACCTGGTGAAGTGCTGAGCGCTGATGTTATGTATTTCCCCGAGCAGGCAAAAATAGACTAAATCTCTTTTCCACTTTTACCCATTAGGGCCCATCAAACATAGATAGCAGAGCCCCGCCATGCGGTGACGGTATTGTGCGAAGTATCAGGTGTGAAAAAATCGTTACCCGAATTGGGCATACTATTGCGTATGCTATACGTAGTATATTTACATGGGGAGAAACAGGTGGAAAAGATTTACGTTTTCATTAGACCTTCTTCAATAGCGATAGGGATAAACCAAGACATAAAATTGTTAAATTTTTTTTCTTCAACAATATCCTCAATATTCCATTTACATAAAAATCCATGACGTGCGAAATAAAATCCTATTTGAGAAATCTTGGTTTCTGGAAATCCCGGGTATATCATCCCATCTTGCACCCCATCCATAGTATCGATACGATATAACGTATAGTATCCGACACATTGATACCAATATTGAGGGAGGATATAGGGATTTCTCACTTGATTAGTGTCCTTTGTTGTTTTAATATCGATTATTGCATTATCAATAATTAAATCCGCATCAGAACCACCTACAATAAATGAGGCTGAACCAAATTTAGGATTACACAATATTCCTACTTGTGGTTTGAATTCCTCAAATGGTACAATGGATATTAAATTTTTTAAATCTTGAATATCGTTCTCATCTACGAATAAGAAATCTTTAACGGTATCGGGATAATAATTCGCTCCAGTACGAAAAATGGTGTCAATTTTTGCCATTAAAATACAAGAACGAAGCAATTCATCGTTTAAAATTCCGGTATCTAAAAATTGTATATATTGGTTTTTTGCATTTTTTATAATTTTTAATGCTGGCTGATAAAGACTCGGATATTTTAAGGTCTTTAAAAAATCTAATGCTATTTCAGCAATCCATTTTTCACGATCATTCGTATGTTCAAAGTACTTTTTTTTAAGCGAAAATCGTAAAAGATAATCAAATGCGTGTCCTATCAATACTCCACCATTCTTTGTAAGAGGAGGCGCAATTTGTTGCCGATTTTCAGCCCATCTCGGCTTTGGAAAGGTTGTTTGAAATTTTGTATATATTTCCTTATTTCGCAATAACTTGACTACCATAATAATTCTCCACGCGATTGTATATCTGGCATATATTCTATCCAAAGTAATATCTGCACTTAAAGGTGCCGCGACTTATTCTATGAGAGCCTAGTATCCCATCAATCCGGAAAAAACTAATAACTCTACAAAGTAATTAGCCTATAGTGAAAGGGATGAAAAAATGGGATTAGCAGAACGGGATTATATGACAGGATCCGGGTATGGCAAAAAAACACCGGCATCGAAGAAAAGTGTATTGAGTAAAATATCCAGAAAAATCAAGAACATCTTTAAGAAAACCTGAAATCCGGTTACTCTATTGTCTGGTGTGTCCCGTCATTCCATAAAATTTCAATTTTACCGATGATCTTATCGTTTATATCTCCTGATAAACGAACCGAATACCGCCGTCCGATAACCACATCTTCTTCTTCGGCAAGCTGGGGTTCAAAAAATTTTAATCCAAAGTCAGTTTCAAAAGCAACAATGGCATGGGTCGTG